CAAACAACATTGTCGGGGTGAAAGTGAATAGAGATTGTTTTCGTTTCTTGCGGCAGGTCAAGCAAATCACATAGCTCCTCTCCAAAGTGATTGCCGGTGCAAAAAGGCTTGAAGTCGCTCATTCTTCTTCCTCGACGATAGTTTTGAACACCAGGCTTTCCTTAGTGGCAACCACTGTATAGTCGCCAAGGTCATCCGCTAGTTTCTTTGCTTCCCTGTAGGCCGCCTCTAGGGAGCGTATGTAATCGCCATAGTCCTTTTCTTGCCTGCGTTGAACATAGACGCTGCCGCTTTTGCAGCTTCCATTGTCAATGCCTTGTTCAAGCATCAGGCCCAGAAGCTCTTCTCTTATCAGCTTCTCCCTGTCGGTCAATGCTTTCTTTTGCCTTGTGATGTCAGCTAGTGCTGCGCTCAGTTCTGAGAACTGTTCCATTGTTGCACTGTCCATGATTAAGCCTCAAAGCCAGAATCAATGAGAGCCACGATTTCTTCGTAGGTAGAGCGCCAATGGCGCTCGTTGTCCTTTGGATTTCTTGCCCCATAAAGCATCCTGGGGGTAGGTGCAGTGCCTCTACGAGGAATGGAAAAGCCAAAGTGCTGGAGAGGCTCAATGGCAACGCCAGAATGCTCTAGCAGTGGGAATCGCTCAGGATTCTTGGGCGGATTCGGAAACAGCGCCACAACAAGGCACAGTATGGGCCACAACAGCTTAGGAGATCCTCTGGGCTTTTGGGAAGAAAGAGCAGAGGGAAGTTAAAGAGCGCCATGACTAAGGCTCGCCTGGGGGCTCGCTGCTGCTCGTAGGCGCTCTCGCGGAGGATGCTTAGGAAGAGGATCGTTTGATGGTTAGGGAAGGGAAAGCGGCTTGACTGGGCTCGCCTTAGGGGCTCGCTTGCGCGTGCCGCTTTCCTCGCGGAGGAAGGTGCCCTATGCACTCCCCTTTCCCTCCCATCGCTCCCCCTTCTAGGAAGCGCCGCAGGGCTTCAACTGGCCGCTGTCCCCAGGCGCGTTGTTGAGCATAGGGCCAGCTCTTTACCCATTGTACTACTTGTGTCAAGCGGCGGTCAAATGGGGAGTGTGTCAATTTGTGGATTGGCTGCTTGCATGGTGTGGAGGATGGCGGTAGGGTGTCGGAGTCCCTCACGGTTCCCTCATGGACCCATCCACCACTGGCGACCCATCCACCGCCCACTACGAACAGGTCTGCCAAGGGCTTCGCTCGTTTTACGTTTGCGTCATTGAAGAAGAAGATGGGGAAGGAAACTCTGGCCTCCTCGCCCACGAAACATCGCTTCGCCGCGCTGGTTTTTCCGAGGCCCGAGAGCGTCAGCAACAGGCGCGTCGCGATAGCAAGACTTGGATCGCGGAATGCACCATCTTGCCGGACACAGAAATGGATCAAGACCCCGTAACAGTCGGGGAGCTTGCTGTGCTGTTCAACGCAATGCGCGAAGAAGGCCAGATCCTGTCAACATGGCAGGTGAATAAAGCCAAGCGGCGAGTGGCTGCTTGGCTCAAGCAAAACAGCGCACCAACTTCTCAGCCTTTCTGAGCCATGTCCTATACCAAGCCAACGTGGCCCCTTGTTGAGCAATGGATGGAGCAGATTTGGCACGAAGGCACTCCTGTGCGTATCTCCCTGAGCGACATTCACATTGCGTGTGAAGCTGCTCAGTGGGGCTACCAGCAGTGCCAAGCGGAATACGAACGAGCCGCCTGTGGGCTCGTGAACCCTCTGGATTTTGGCCTTATTGACCCTATTGACCCTGATTCCGAGGACTCCTGACCATGGGAACCAACTACTACTTCCGCATTGTTGGTGGCCTCTCCTGATGATCAGCCTCCCAAACCGAAGATCACCCGCCTTCCTCCGAATGGCCCGAAACCAGGGCAGTCCACGGCAGCATGGCTCTATGGCAAAAACAAAAACTGCCAGCGAGAGCGTGATGCCGCACAATGGCAATCAAACAAACGACGCAGCAAGTAGCCTGCCCTTCTCTGGTAAGATGCTTGGAATGAATCCTAGTCCGTAGTTCGCAATAGAAAGGAACTGCTGCGCAGTTTCTATGCAATCAAACGGAAAGGAGAGCTGTTCAAGCTCTCCTTTTTCATGCTTCAAAGCAATTGCCCAACCGCCATCAACAGGCATCAAGCAAAGCTCGTCACTTGCCAAGGCCAAAGCCCTTGAACACGCTTTCATCCTCTTCCTTTTCTGGTTCTTCAACCGTGTCCTGTTCGACAACGGGCTCAGCTTCTGGAACGAAGTTCATCACTGGCCCATTGCCAAACTCAGTCCAAATGATTCGCATTGCATCAGCGCGATTTAGAAAATGCTATCAGGATCTTCTTCCTCCTGTTTGGGCTCGTCAAACTCAATGGTGGGTGGTTGGTAGTCCCACGAATGGTAAAGCCTTGTCTTTTCTCCATTGGGGCCATCTTGGAAGCTGCTTGTAACCAGACCCTGTCTTCTTGCTACTTCCAGCATCTTTCTCGTTGATGCCGTATCCCAAGAGCTGGTAAGCATCGCCACCTGCTGAGCACTGAAACGTTCGTTCTTGCGCATGGTGATCACGTTGACGCACTGGTTCAGTTCCTCCAGGCTTCCGCCCATTGGCCCTGCATAGTGCCACCCATAGTTCAAACTATCCCGCTTGAGCACATGCTTGCCAGTGAGACCACTTCGACTCTTAAGCCATTCCAAGGTGAACTCATCAGGATCAAAGCTCTCACTTCTAGTGAGCTTCACCACTTCACTTACGTTATCAACAAAGCTCGTTGAGTCACGCAGCCCGCCACTCTTGTTTAAGTGGTGAAGGATGACAATGGAACAGCGGTAGGTGTTGGCCATGTCACGCAGGCCATAGATGGCATCACCAGCGCTACTCTTGGCGAGGTCTACATTCATGCCAGAAAGACAAGCAGTGAGGCTATCAATCACGACAAAGGAAGGGCGTTCTTTCCTGACGTATTCTTCCAGTTGTTTCATGTTGGCAAACCGCCAGGTTTCCCAGAAGGTGATGTCACCCCGCTGCAGTCCCGCATCTTGATAGCCAATCACTGATAGCTTCTCAGCCGTGTCCACTTGCGGCTCGTCCGCCGAAATGATCAAAGATTTGCCCTTCATGCACCTTCTATTGCTCCAAGGCGTGCCAAGAGCAACGTGAAGTGCCCAGTTATACATGAGAGTCGTCTTGCCTGTTCCGCCTGCTGCAGCTAATAGCGTCACGCTTCCTAGTGGAACAATGCCAGCAATCAGCCAGTCCCTGGCCTTGTCAGAACTTGCAATGGTAAGGGCATCAACGCTTTCTATCTCCTCCTTTCCATGCACTCTGCCCTTTGCATCATCAATGAGGCGTTCAATGTTCTGCTGGCTCATCTTCACGCCATGCTGCTCTAGCCAGTAGCCAGTTTCATAGCTTACTCTCACCTCACTTGCATAAAGCCCAACGAACTGCTCAATGGTGGAAATGATCTCCTCGTAGGAGGGTTTGCCATCATCACCCTTGTGGCGGCTTTTGCTGACGATGGAAGAAAGCAGGTCGTCCTTAGTGGCACCTTCTTCTATGTAATCGCCAATGTCATAGCCATTGCCAGCGGGTAGGTTATCCCACTCCCAAGAGCGCGGATCGGCGTATAACCATGATGCGCCAGGGTTGTCTGCTGCCACTTCCGCCATGAAGGCAACGCCTTGCTCATCACGGTCTGGACATAGCACAAGCCGTTGATTCTTGAACAGAGAGCTGTAGTCTCCGTTGGTGCGGTATTGCTTACTGCCGCCCAGGAAAGTGATCGAAGGTATTTCCAGCGCCCACACTAGGTCGCAAGTCAGCTCTCCTTCAACGACAAAGATTGGGAGCCCCGTGGCCTTGCTGTGCTCTATTGCTTCGTGGTAGCGATAGGGGAGGATGGATGCCTTTATCTCTTGCAGTTGTGCTTGGTGGCCGCTTGATGACTTCTTGATAGTGGGAAAGTCTTGCCAGATTTGCTTGCTGCCAGTGGTGTCATCTCTGTTGACGATAACTACTTCCTCGCGGTTCCTGTTTTGATAAGGGAAAACGTACCGGCCCGGTTCCCTCGCTGGCTTTTCCCATCGTTGCATTGGAGCCAGGGTGTCCCTGATTTCAGCTCTGTGCGCTGGTGATGGGTCGTGCCAGCAGTTGTAGCCGCCAGTGCGTTTGTTCACGCTGAAGTCGTTCCCTCCACACGCTGGGCAAAGAAACTTCCCTGGCTCGGTGCTCTTTTCAAGCTGTTCTAGGTGGTCGAGAATGGAAAATGCCACGCTGCGGGATTGAGGGCAACTGCCATTGTGGCACCGCCAGCAAGGGGCTGCAGCCCGCAAGAGCGATAAGCAGGGCTAATGGTTCAAGAGGGTTGCGCTGGTGGGGAGGAAGGCTATTGTGTGGAGCAAGGGCGCAAGCCCGTCCCATTCCTTCTCTTGTTCATGGCTCATCCTGAGACTATTGCCATTGACGGCATTCAATACGTTCGCGCAGATTCCGTACCTGAAGCAAAGCCTGATGGCAATCGCGCAGTGGTCGTGATTGATCGTGGCTGGATCTATGCCGGAGATGTGACCCGCGAAAACGGACGCATCCGCCTGGATCGTTGCGTGTGGGTGTTCCGCTGGGAGTCATGTGGCTTTGCTGCCGTGATTGATGATCCCAGCAAGGCCGACATTCGCAAGCACGCAGCCATTGAACTGCCGGAAGGCTCTGAGATTTTCAGCGTCCCCGTGCATGATCAATGGGGGCTGTGATGGCTGCCCCACTGATGCCAGTCGGCTACGGCGACGGCTACGGCAACGGCAACGGCTACGGCTACGGCTACGGCTACGGCTACGGCTACGGCTACGGCTACGGCTACGGCGACGGCGACGGCTACGGCTACGGCGACGGCGACGGCTACGGCTACGGCTACGGCAACGGCTACGGCTACGGCGACGGCGACGGCTACGGCTACGGCACGCCATCGCCTAATCGACTGCGGAGGACTGTCTAATGCCCATCAGTCCCTACAAGGGAGGCAAAACCAAGCGTCATTTCACGCTCAGCGATCAGGCCAGTGCCCACCTCTCCGCCATTGCAGGAGAAGCCCGCCTGTCGCGCAGTGAAGCACTTGAACGCCTCATTCGTGCTACCCCTGTATTTGAGGGCAGTGCCCTGCTCGCTAATGGAGCATGGAGCCTTGCCATTGACCATTCTGATTCTTCTTCCTCTTCTTCTGAACCATGAAAACCATTGGACAAGTCATTGAATTACTGAACAAGGCAATGGCTCGCACCGGCCCTGATGCACCGTTCCTGCTTTACAGCGAGCCCTATCTGTTTGATCAGGGGTTTGACCCTGCTTCTGCAGAC